TGATTCAAGTTGCCCGGTTCTTTCCGCATCATAGATGGCGTTTATTGATTTTTTAATCTTACCCTTACCATCAACTTCAATGTTTGTTAGCTTTGCGGATTTATCCTGTAGTTCAATCCTGCGTGCAATAACATCGTTTAGTTGCTTTTCTCTAACCTTTAATTCTATTGTCCTTAAAATAGAAGCACCATAACGGGCGTATGCCGCTGTAAGTTGATTTATTGATGTATTCTCTTTGTCAAGATTCCCGAAATAAGCCGGTGAAATCTTTTGCAGTTTCTCGATTATATTAATCTTTTCCTGCCGGGTTAAGTTCTCTTTTTTAAATGATTCTACCAGTATAGCTGCACTCGATACTTCCTGCGCTACCGATTCAACTATTGACTTGTAAGAATCTGCAGCCGCTTTTGCTGATTTAGCGTTTGCGTCCAGTGCTTCCTGACCGCCTTTTAAACCCCGTGTCCAGGAACTGAAGCCGATGGAAGCAAATGAAACTATTGCAGTGATTGCGCTTAATGCCAAACCAAAACCACCGGCACCCATAAGGGAACTTGTAAGCGCTTTTAGTGCGCCACCTGTGCTACCTGATTCAGCCTTTAATCTTTGGAAACTTTCGAGTAATGGGTTTAAGTTGTTGGCAATACCTACAAAACCAAAAGGGGCATCTTGTGCAACCCTGCCTAAGTTGGTCAACGCAAGTGTCGCGCTATTGCTACCCTTAACAAGGCCGCCCGCCAACTTCTGATCCAACCCCTGCACAGCCTTGCCAGTAGATACCAGTTCCTGCTGTGTTTTCTTTAACGCAGCATTTGCCTGGGTATTATTTACACCTACAACTATTTCAATTTTTGCCGCCATGCTTAATTCTTTATATGGTGAACCTGCATTGCTTTTCGTATCAGTTCTTCAGGCGTATCACCCCAAACCTTGTAATCTTTTGCTTTCTGCTTTACGTCCGCTGCCAGTGGCCATATCTTATTCGGGTTTACTTCTTTGCCTCCCATCACCTTGTAATTAATAAAAGCAGATTGCCGGTGTATTGATTCTATGTGCTGCAATTCATCAAAATAGCCCTCACAAGCGTAATAGAACGCTTCGGGGCTACTTGTGAAATACTCGTACTCGCTCCACTTTAACCGGCCAAGCGCAATTTTCATGCAGGCTGCAAGGTATTCACGGATTCGCTTTTTTTTTCGTCAGGCGTTTCTGATGCAGCTTTCTGCTGATCAATAGCATCCATAAACTTTTTATACGCTTCTGTGGATGCCATCACGTTACTGATCTCGTCAAAATCAGCCTGCGTAAGTTCATCGCACCAGTCAATCACCTGCTCAAAAGTAAAGTCTACCTCCTCCTGCTTTGCATACGCATTTGAAAACAACCCAGCCCAAACCATAGCGTAATTTGCAGTGTAAGCGTAACGTTCCCAATCCACTTTTAACATGAATTCACGAAGCGAAAGCGTATTGAATTTTAAGCCACGTAAGCGGCCACCGATTTCTTTTTGAATGTAACTCATTATGATGTTGCGGTTGATTTAGATGGTAAACCATATACGCCAATTGCACCGGCAAAGGTAGACGGAGTGTCCTGTGCAAACGCTTCATCCAACTGGGAAATAAACCCTGTGCCAGTGTAGGTGATATCACCCTGCGCCGGAACCAGTTTACCAATTTTCCAGTAAACGGTTGTTTTGTTTGTCCACCAGTCATCCATTTCATCGGTAGAGGTTTTACCTGCTGCCGGATCGTACATTGACTGCCCCTCAAATGTTACGTTCACATCCTGCGTACCGGGTAATTTATCCGGGCCGCATTTTGTTTTCGCATCAATCACATTGGTAGCCCTTGTGTACGATGTACCGGTAAGACAAATAACCTGTGAGTAAGTCAGGCCGTCAATACCTAAGAACAGAAATTGGTCATCGCCACTAACTTTATGCTCTGCCATGTTGTAAATTTTATTTGTTAAGAAATATCACCCGTTTGAAATATTGTATGTTTAAAAGTTATAAACCTCGATATATAAGAACGTCCGCCAGTGTTTGTGTAATCAAATGTTTGATCATTCTGCATTTTCGTATGAACTATTTGCCCACCGTCAATGCTCAGATTAAACTGCGTGTTTGCATAGATCCTGTTAAACACTTCCCTGGCAATCGCATCTGCACTAAGCCCGCTATTTACAACGTCCGAATAAGTATGAATTTCAACAACCACCGTTGTATCTGTATCGCTGCTATTCTTTGTACTTATATCCGTACTGTTTATTGACCTATAAATAATATAGTCCTGCGGGCTTTCATTTGGCGGAACAGCCTGATAAAAAACCGGAACATTTGCGATACCGGTAAGCGCCGCCTTATATGCCACCCGTAAACTATAATTCAGTTCAATCATAAACCAAGGTCTTTATAAAGCTGCGGCAGGTTGTTATTTACTGCCGGGTACATAAACGGATGCGGCCTGATACCGTTTATCATTATCATTTTCGCAATAGCGTATGCAGTAGCGTAATCCGTTGTTGCTGCTGACTGCTTGCCCACCTTATCCCTGCGCCTGGTCTTTACGTTGTATGTAGCGCCTATCCCTTTCATCCGTACCCAGCGCACCAGCGATTCAACGAACTGTTCAAATGTTCCTGTGCCGGGGCCTTTGAGTGTTGCTGCAAACTGTTGCCATTCTGCCGGGAGTGTGTTTACATAAGCGGCTGCAAATTTGCGTGTACCGAATTCAATGTAGCCGGCATAATCTGCGCTTGCCCCTATGGTCACCCCGTTAACACCTACTTTAAAAAATATACTGCGCTTTAACGCTCCCTCGTCAACAGGTGCCAGTGTTTTCGCTTCCTGATCAACATTAACAGCATACTTTTTGAATGCCCTCTCCTGCCTTTCAGCAAAAGCTTTTGTATCAACTGACTTGATAGCTGCATCCAAACCCTTTATCTTAATGTTCATCATACGTATTGTATTGTAGCTTCTGTACCGGCTTCAAATGGTACACTCCATAAAAACGTTCCTGTTGCTGGAGAATATAACACCTGTTTGCCCGTTGGCGTACCGGTGAATATTACTCTGAACTGCAATCCGTCCATAAAAGCACCGAATATTGTTTTATTTATAATTGTTGGTTCCGTGAATTCGTATTCGCCGCCAACACCGGTATAATTAAACACATAAGCCGGACCGAAGGGTGTAGGCGTTCCACCCGTAACCACATCACCGTCAACTTTACGGCATTTGCATTCAAGGAAACGCTTTGCACCGTAATCATTAACCGCTACGCTGTTAATAGTGTACCTTGCATTTTCAAAGATCATTGTAGAAGTACTGACAATATCAGGTGTAAACCTTACTATCACCTTTATATCGTATTCCCACTGTTGCTGCGCCTGGTTGTTTCCCTGGAATCCTGTACGGATATCTATTTTAGCAAACCTGTAAAAGCTATTTAGTAATGTCTTTACATTACCACCGCCTGCATCCTGTGTAAATGTCCAGTTCTCAAATACCGGCCTGCTATTAAATTCAGCTATGTTAAACTTGTCACGATACACGGCGTAATGGCTTTAATATTAATGCAACTGCCGGGCTTAAATCAACTGTAGCATCGCCCCTGTTTTCATACAGGAACAATACCTGTGCTTTTATAGCGTTCACCAGTTCTGCCGGGCAGGTAGTATAACCGCCTGTGTATGTAACTTTAAGGTATTCGTAACACGGCCAGTCTATTTGCTTAAACTGACTACCAATAACTTTATACTGGTCTGTTGTCAGTTCCGTATCATCGTAATCCTTTATACTTGTTATGGTTCCTATTGGCCCGTATGGTAGGTAAACACCACCGTTTTTATTATTGATTATTGCCACCACTTCCCGGGCAACCATGTTCATACCTGTATAGCTTTCAACCATTCTGCGTGCAGCGGTGATCATGGCTGTAATCAGGTCATCGTCTACAGTGTCGCTGCTTTCAACCTTCATGTACAGCTTTGCATCAGCAAGTAAAACCGGTTCAGTAGCAACTGCAGCCTCATTACTGATATCAATACTTTGACTGTAACTTAGCGCACTACGTACCCGCCATGCGTTCTCTCTATACAGATAATCTATGTTCCGGGTATAATCCATGTTATTTAAAAAAGCCCCGCCTGTGCTGGCAGGGCTTATTTACTAATCCAGTTTTTCAATTTATGATACCTGAGCGAAATCACCAAGTATAAAGTAATCATTACCATATACAGGTAATGCTACCCTTTCTTCAATCCTTACGGTAACCTGGTTTGTCTGCACGTTTGTTCCGTCTTCGTAGAAGAACTCAACCCTTGCAGGTTCCCTTGTGATAAGGTTTGCACCCATTGTCCAGTCACCCACCAGGAACAAAGATTGATCCTGCGCAGTTGATTTGAACACCGGAACACCGGCAACAAACAACTGTCCGTTTGTCCTTTCAATCAGGTTGACAGGTAATGTGTATTCGCCTGATGTACTGGCTTTGTACAGCCATAATGTGTACCAGTCAGCCGGGTGAATTAATACGCCGTTTGCTTCCCTGTCTGCGCTTTCCAGTTGTGAAATAGCGTAAATCAGCATTTCAGCCCTGTTAACAGCGGTAGTTGCTGAACTGTACGCAGTGTAGTTGCCTACTGACTGAATACCCAACAGGTTTGGACGAATTCCGTTACCGTTTAGGATCTGTGTATCTTCTGCGCGGAGCAGCAATTCAGGCAACCTGCTTTGCAGGAATGTTGTCATACCTTCCACGTCATCCAACATGTTACGGCTTATTTTCAGGAAACCGGCAATCCATTCTGCGTAAACAGATGCTTCCTGCAATTTCAACCCGATCTGCGCTTTCTGTGTACCTTCAGCAGCATTTGCAATTGCACCTGTACCGGTGATCTCTTTCACGTAATCAAACGTGCTCTTTGCTCCCAT